CGTTCCTTTTCTAACCCACAAAACACCTCGATCGCCCACGATCAGACTGGTTCAGATTGATAGACCTTAAAACAGGAGAGATCCTAAGCGATCAGGCTTATTCAGGATTAGGAGGTGTGCAAACACCGCGTATTCACTCCAAACTCAATGATTTGCCATCAAAAGGTCAAGAAATGATTGACTTCGCCACTGAACTTGGCATCAATCTTATGGAATGGCAAAAATTCGTGTGCATTCATGGCCACAAGGTCAGAGCCGATGGCAGATGGGCGCATTCCGAACTGGGATTGATCATGGCACGCCAACAAGGCAAATCAACTTTGATGATGCTTCGAATCTTAACAGGAATGTTTGTTTGGGGCGAAGGCTTACAATTAGCGTCTGCTCATAGATTAACTACATCACTTGAAACCTTTAGACAAATTGTTGGCTTAATTGAAACGCATCCCAAGTTGGAAAAGGAAGTAAAGAAAATCCGGTGGCAACATGGTGCCGAGGAAATTGAATTATTTGGCAATAGGCGGTTTGTTGTAAAGGCTGCCAACAATGCTGCAAGAGGTTTATCAAAACCTGAAACCATCCACCTTGATGAGTTGCGTGAATACAAAGATGAGGATGCTTGGTCATCAATGCGTTATTCCATGATGGCTGCAAAAAATCCGCAAGTATGGATTTATAGTTCGGCCGGAGACCAACATTCAGTAATTTTGAATAAATTACGCGAGAGGGCGTTAGCGTCAGCCACGACTAACGATCCGATAGGTTGGTTTGAGTGGAGCGCAGAACCCGATGCACCAATTCTCCTTCCGTCAGGAGAAATGAACTGGGATGCCTTTGCTCAAGCCAATCCATCACTTGGAATTACAATTCATCCAGATAACTTAAAAGCAGTTATCAACGACCCACCTGACATAGTCCGCACAGAAGTCTTAGCCCAATGGGTGGACACAATAAATTCTGCTATTGATGCACAAAAGTGGGCATTGTGTCAGACCGATCCAATACCTTTAGATCCTGAAAAAGAAACTTGGTTTGGGTTAGATTTAAGCCCAGACAGAAAATTTGGCGCATTAGTAGCCACACAAAAACTGTCGGGCGAAAAGTTTAATTTGGTTTTACTTCACACTTGGTCAAATGATTATTCAATCAATGATTTAGCGGTTGCAAATGACATTGCACCTTATGTACGAAAATATAATGTTCAGACTGTCGCTTATTCCAAAAGGACTGCACAAGCCGTAGCAAGTCGGTTAGTTCCTGCTGGAATTCCCATTACAGATATGGATGGGGCGATATATGCTGAAAGTTGTGATCGGTGGCTGGGCGCAATCAATTCTCATCGATTACAACATGGAGGGTCGGAGGAACTTACACAACAAACGCTTTCTGCTGCGAAACTGCCCTATGGGGATGGGTCATGGATCATCGGAAGGCGTGCAAGCCGAGTGGCTGTTTGTGCAGCAGTCGCTTCGGCATTAGCAACTTATTTTGCGACACAACAAGAAACGGAAGTTGATATTCAAGTCGGATAATTTGAATTTATGGTATATTATGTGCTAATGGGATTATTAGACCGATTTACCGCTAAATCAAATCAGCAAAATTCTCAAGTTGATGTTGCTGCTGCAATTGCACCATATAACGCACAACAACTTGTTGGCGGAATTTTATTTGGAACAACAACCGCATCTCGCGAACAATTTATGGCAATTCCTTCGGGCGCACGCGCTAGAGGAATAATTTGTTCAACAGTAGGATCTTTACCACTTGAGCAATACAATCATTTTACAAATGAACATGTAAGACCTAATCGAGTAATTATGCAACCAGATCCAAGAGTTGCTGGATCAGCAATTTATGCTTGGATTGCAGAGGATCTTTTACTTTACGGCGTTGCTTATGGAATGGTTATGGATGCTTACGCAGCAACCGATGCTTCAAGAATTAGAGCATGGACAAGAATTGCACCAAACAGAGTATTTGCTTCATTAAATGCAAATTCCACAGAAATCGAATACTACACAGTTGATGGAAAGCGCGTACCACCATTTGGTTTGGGCAGTTTAATTGTATTCAATGGTTTGGATGAAGGAATATTAAATCGCGCAGGTCGCACAATTAAAGCCGCCGCCGCATTAGAGCAAGCAGCCGAAATGTATGCAAGAGAGCCAATGCCACAAATGGTTCTTAAATCAAATGGCACAAATTTAACTCCTGAAAGAATTACAAAACTTCTTGAAAGTTGGAAAATTTCTCGATCTACGCGTAGCACGGCATTTTTGAACGCGGATGTCGAATTACAAACATTAGGATTTGATCCGAAGTCGCTTCAAATGAATGAAGCGCGCCAATATTTGGCTTTAGAAATTGCACGGGCTTCAGGAATTCCAGCATCATTCATATCTGCTGAAACTACTTCAATGACTTACACAAACACAGTTGCAGAAAGAAAAGCATTAATTGATTTTTCATTACGACCAATTTTAACAGCAATTGAGCAACGCCTATCCGCCGCAGATTTTTGCCCTAACGGAATTGAAACGCGTTTTGATATCGATGACTTTTTGCGTGGCTCAGCATTAGAGCGTGCGCAAGTTTATGAAATCCTAAATCGCATCGGTGCAATGAGCATTGAGCAAATCCAAGAGGAGGAGGACTTAATCCGATGAAGATTAATTTCCCAATAGAAATAACTGCCGCCGATACCAACAAACGCACAATCTCAGGAAAGATCGTTACATGGGATGAACAAGGTTCAACTAGTGCAGGATTAACAGTATTTGAAAAAGACAGCATTGATTTCTCAAAGCCTGTCAAATTATTGCTTGAACATGAAAGAACAAAGCCACTTGGAAAACTTGTTGATATAATTGCAACAGATACAGGTTTGGAAGCAACATTTCGTTTGGCAAAAACATTTTCAGCAGATGACGCTCTTGAGGAAGCAGCGACTGGGCTTCGTGATGGTTTTAGTGTAGGTGTAAAAATTAACGAATGGAAAAACGAGGAAGGCGTGCTAAGAATTAAATCAAGCACACTTCAAGAAGTTTCACTAGTAACTGAGCCAGCAATTAATTCTGCAAGAGTGGCTGAAGTTGCAGCAAGTGAAACAACAGAGAATTCCGAAGCAACCGCTGAGGAAACTACAACAGAGGAGAACAAAGTGTCAGAGATTACATCTGAGGCTCCTATCGCGACCGAAGCGGTAGAAGCGACACAGGCTCCGGTTGTAACAGCCAACTACATGGCATACACAAAGCCACGCGTTGATACAAATGTTACAGCAGGACAATATGTTGGAGCACAAATCCGTGCTCTAAACGGCGACACAGATGCACGCGATCTAGTTGCTGCATTACAAATCGCAACAACAAGCGAGAACACAGGAATGGTTCCACCAAACTATCTACGCGATGTAATTGGTGTAATTGATTCATCTCGCCCATTTATTGATTCAATCGAGCGCGCACCACTTCCAGCAAGTGGCCTTAAGGTGTTTACGCCAAAATTAGGGGCTCAAGCAATTGTTGATTTGACAGCAGAAGGTGTTGAGTTTGCTTCTCAAGATACAGTTGTAACTTTCCAAGAGGATAACATTGTCAAGTTCGCAGGAGCAAATGTTGTAAATGTTGAGTTGTTAGATCGTTCAGACCCAGCATTTTTAGATCTTTTGGTTCGTGAACTTGCTGCATCATACGCACAAAAGACAGATGCTTATGCTGCAAAAATTGCGGCTGATGGATCAGCAGATTCAACAGGAACTTCAATTTACACAGCAATCGCAAAAGGTATTGCAGATTCATACGGCGTAATGCGCCAAACACCGAACAATCTATTGGTTGCACCATCAGGTGGTAACGATGGATTTGATTATGCTGGATTACTTGGTGCAGTAGATGGCTCACAACGCCCACTATTTGCAGCAGCCGCTCCACAAAATGCAGGTGGATTAATTACTCAAGGTTCAACAGCAGGAACAGTTGCTGGATTAAATCTTGTTGTAGATCCTAACTATGCAGGTGGAACATCAGCAATCAAGGTTGGTCTTGTTTATCCATCAATGGCAATGCGATTCCACGAGAGTGGCACTTTTGAACTTCGTGCAAATATCGTTGCGAATGGTCGCGTTGAAATCGGTCTATACGGATATGTTGCAGTAGTTAATCGCTACCCAACAGCATTCCGCGCTTTACAGATCTGATTTAACTAATTAACTGAGTGCCTAGGGTTGCTCCCGATCCTAGGCATCCACTTAAGGGAGATCAAAAGGAGATGACATGCCAACCATTATTACTGCTAGTCAGTTAAGAAGTGTGCTTGGTGTGTCATCTGCTTTATATGATGATACTTACTTAAACCAAATTATTGACACAGCAGAAACAGTAATTCTGCCAATGCTAGTTACATTTAAGAGCCCTGTTCAAAAAGTGTCGCTGACTGATAATGTCGCCACTTTCACTACACTAGGAATACATGAATTCACCGAAGGACAATCAGTTGTCATCACAGGATGTGGAACACCTTACAACGGAACAAGAGTTGTGTTGGCAGATAATCTTGGACAATATACCTTTTCACAATCGATCACTAATGCCGATTTACTCGAAGTTAATGTCATCCCATCCGGAGTTGCTGCCCTATCTGGCGGATCAACTTATGTTGGAAATGCGGCTGTTCAATCAGCCGTATATACAGTTTCAGTCGAAGTTTTCCAAGCAAGACTTGCCGGCGGAGGACAAATAGAAGGTGTCGATTTCACTAGCACGCCGTTTCGTATGGGAAGGTCGCTTTTCAATAAATGCGTAGGCCTATTAGGTTCATATATGGATCCTGAAAGCATGTGTCAATAAATGCCTAATCAGACAATTCTTGAACAAATTCGCACACCATTAGCAACTGCTTTGTCAAGCGTTGCGGGAAATGTTTATTCTTTTGTGCCAGAAACAGTTATCCCTCCAGCAGTGGTAGTTGTGCCAGATAGTCCTTATCTTGAATTTGAAACAATAAACAAATCAAATATTCGCGCAAAAGTTAATTTTACAATCTCAGTTGCAGTTGCATATAACAGCAATCCTGCATCACTCGATAATATCGAGCAGTTAGTCATAAGTGTTCTGGCAGTTATTCCAAACGGATACATTGTCAGTTCGGTCGAAAGACCAACAGTTACACAAGTTGGAGCATCAACGCTGCTCATCGCAGATGTCAGAGTCAGCACCTACTACACACGAACAATCTAAGGAGAATCATGGCAACCCAAGTAATTACTGGTCGCGATGTTTCGCTGTCTTTTTCAGGTTCTTTAGGAACAGACATCGATGCGCAAGCACTTTCAGCGACTTTAACAAAAACAATTGATCGCCAAACTTATCAAACACTTGATGGTGAGGCTTACAAGACAACCAATGTTGAAGCAGAATTCACAATGGAGATTCTTGCAGATTGGGGCAAGACTTCCTCAGTATGTGAGGCTTTATGGGCAGCAGCAGACAATACACCAGATACAACTTTTACAGTTACAATGACTGTAACAACTGGACACACTTTTGCATTTGACTGCTTGCCTGCTTATCCAGCACCAGTTGGCGGAACAGGCGCAGATGCGCAAACTGCAACATTTACTTTCAAAGTATCTAAGGGCGCAGTAACAGAATCACTCTAATAAAAAAACGGGAGCAAATAAATGAAATTACCAATTACAATTGAATATAACTCAGGCGAGCAAGCAACATATATTGCCCAACCGCCTGAGTGGGCTAAATGGGAAAAATCAACTGGCAACACCATAACTCAAGCAAATGAAAAACTTGGAATATGGGATTTGATGTTTTTAGCATACAACGCTCACAAGCGTGAATCTGCTGGAAAGCCAGTTAAACCATTTGAGACTTGGATGGAAACTATTGCCGATGTGATTGTCGGTGATGCAGACCCAAAAGTTACCCAGCAGGAAGCCTAAATAGATTATTGGTTGAGTTGGCAATTGCCACACAAATACCAATGAGTGAATGGGTTGAAGCAGAGGACATTTTAACAGCGATAGAAATATTGGAGGAACGGAATGGCAACTAGCACCGAACCTCTAATAGTTTATGACAAAAAAGAACTTGCTCAATTTGCCAAGGTAATAAGGAATATGAACGATATTGCTGTTGATGAAACCAAGCGTAGAGTTGGCGAATTAGCACAAAGAGAATTAAATGAAATTCGCAGAATTGCTTCATCGCGAGGCAAGGTTGCAGATCGCGTTGCTCAAGGTGGTAAAGTTAAAAAATCATCATTACTTGGTGAAATATCTTTTGGTTTTGCTGGACAGAAATTTTCAGGTGGTGCAACAACTCAATTTAATACTCGCAACGATCCTAAAGGCAATCGTAAAGGTATTGGCGCGGCAGCAGAATTCGGTTCAGACAAATATCCGCAATTTCCTAGATGGTCAGGGCCAATGCCCAAAGGCCCGGGTTCAAGAGGTTGGTTTATTTATCCAACAATTAGACACTTGCAACCAACCATTATTAAAGAGTTTGAGGAAATAATTTTGGCAATTAGAAAAGAGTTTAACGATGGCCAGTAGAACCTTAACGCTTGCGTTAGCAGCCGATATTGATAATCTTAAAAAGGGATTAAATGATGCGGAAAAAGTAGTAAATAAATCTGCCGATCAAATTGCTGATTTTGGAAAGAAAGCCGCTTTAGCATTTGCTGCCGTTGGTGCTGCTGCTACGGCGTTTGCGGTTAGTGCAGTCAAGGCTGCTGCTGAAGATGAAAAGGCTCGTAAATCCCTTGAGCAAACTATCAGATCCAGCACTAAGGCAACTGAGGATCAAATTGCATCAATTGATACTTATATTACAAAGCAATCAATTGCTACTGCTACAACAGATGATGTTTTAAGACCAGCATTTGCCCGATTAATCAGATCAACAAATGATGTTGCTAAGGCTCAAGATCTGCTTTCTTTATCTCAAGAAATTGCCACAGCAACAGGCAAGCCACTTGAAACAGTTGCTAATGCGCTAGGTAAAAGTTTTGATGGTCAAAATACTGCTCTTGGCAAATTGGGCTTAGGTATTGATGCTGCAACCTTAAAGACAATGTCGCATGAACAAATCATGCAACAATTAAAAGGAACTTACAAAGGATTTGTTGAAAATGAGGCAACTAACGCTGAGTTCAAAATGAGGCAGTTAGAGATAGCATTTTCTGAAACTAAAGAGCAAATTGGAACTGCTTTATTGCCAATTATGAAACAATTTGCTGATTATTTATTAGCAACAGTAGTGCCAAACATTCAAGCATTGGCTGCTGGATTAACTGGGCAAAATGGAGTTTCTGCTGGCATCACAAAGGCTACTGAAGGTGCTTATGAGTTTGGTCAGCAATTAAAATCCACAATAGGTTTCATAATAAGCATCAAGGATGAATTACTAATTGTTGGTGGAATTATTGCAACAGTATTCGTGGCTAATAAAGTTATTGCATTTGTTGCCGCAATTCAAACATTGATAACTGCAATGGTTGCATTGAGAAATGCTGCTGCCGCGGCTGGTATTGCTACTGCATTTGCTACTGGCGGCGCATCTGTTGGAACTGCTGCTGCCGCGGTTGCTGCTGCCGGTGCTACTTATGGTTTAAGTCAAATTGCGCCATCTGGCAATGTGCCTAGCGTTCCTAGCATTTCAACAAATTCTAATGCAAGAGAAAGCAGAACAACAGTAAATAACATTACAGTCCAAACAATAGATAGCGAAAGCGCGGCTCGAGCAGTTTCAAAGGTAATTAACGAAAGCGCAGCAAGATCAATTCCATCATTGAGTGGTAGAAGCGTTCGAGGCGATTAATGACTGTCTTTACTCCGGAATGGAAACTGACTGTTGCTGGAACTAATTACACAAACATTGCAATAAGTGATATTCAGCATCAGGCTGGTCGGACTGATATTTATTCTCAGCCATCCCCATCTTACATGCAGGTAACTTTGGTCGCTTTATCAGATCAAATTTTGCCATTTGAAATCAACGACAGTTTTGATTTGCAAGTCAAAAATAGTTCAGGAACTTATGTCAATCTTTTTGGTGGAGATATAACTGATTTGACTGTCGAGGTCGGTGCGTTTGGCGGTGTAGCCAAAGTGACTAATTACACAATCCTTGCAATGGGATCTTTGGTTAAACTAGCAAGAGAATTGTATTCTGATGCAGTTCCACAAGATGAGGATGGCAATCAGATATACGGAATTCTTTCAAGCGTATTGCTC